TCTCAGAAGTTTTTGCTAAACCTCATGCATGTTATTATACGACAGCGGATAACGCTTCGTTTGATGTTGTAGGTAATACCGATGGAACTACTATCTACTATGAACACGAAATAGGAACCGATCAAGTGAATGCCGGTGGAGTCATAACCGCTATTACTGCCAACGTTCTTTCAGGAGACTTTGATATTACTCAAAAACGAGCGGCACAAGGACAACTTCTTGGAGCTCCAGACATGAGAGGGGATGGAGAATATATTATGAAGATCAGAAGATTTATCCCAGATTTTATTAGTCAAACAGGAGACACACGAGTTACTTTAATGTTAAGAGATTACCCTAATGATACTGCGGCTGGTTCAGCGTTAGGACCCTTTACAATAACCACTTCCACTGATAAAGTGGATACGCGCGCAAGAGCAAGAGCGATTGCATTAAAAATCGAGAACACAGCGGTCTCTCAGGACTGGAAACTGGGAACCTTTAGGCTGGATATACAACCAGACGGGAGAAGATAATGGTAGACTTTGCAACTAGTCAAATTCATAATGTTGGGAATCCTAACATTCTTAACAGCGCTATGAATCGAAATATTTTTACGCCTCAAGCACTGAATGCTTTTAGAAATGTAGCGGCCTCTCCATTAGGTACTGTTGGAAGAACTATATTCGGTATACCGGCAGCTGTAGCATCCACTCCTTTTCTTGCTCGAGCAGGGATAAATTATCTTACAGAACGAGATCCTAATGCAACTCGATCAAGTTTATTTAATATAGATTTAACAAAGAATGCAAATGAAAGGGCTGCCTTACCTGGCAGTACTTTGAACGATTGGGGATCACCGATGGGTGACGTACCTGATGGCGGAGTTGTACCTCCAACAAAAAAAATTAACACCCCTTTACCCTATCAAGACAGAATTATGAATGAAAATTTAATGAACATGGAGCGTGGGAACATTGATAATAAAGGATTTAATTTCCCTTCCATATTTGGAACAGTTAAAGGTGGTCTGGAATGGTTAGGTGACAAATTTAAAAGACCAGAAGCTAAACAAAGAGCTTATGAATCTATTATGGATACTGGTACTTACAAAGGAAACCCTTATGAACTTTATGATACTTCAAGTGGATTAAAAATTGGTTCTGACATTTTAGGAACAGGACAAGGCTACGCAAAGAATTTTGATTCTATGTTTGGAAGTAAAAGTATAGAGGATATGGAACAGAAGAAAGTAGACTGGGCACTAGGTCGACTTGATAAATTTAAAGACGATGAAGAAAATTTAGGAATTAGTAAAAGACTATTTAATGTCTTAAGAAAACGAGGGGTTATAGATTCCTCAGGAAATAGAATTACAACACCTGAGGGTAAAGATACTATCACAACTACTACTACTACTGGAGGATCAACTACTCCCAATGTTCACGGCGGAGGAAGCGAAGCTTCTTTCACTCAACGAAGCCCAGGAGGAATTAGTCAGGCAACATCTAGAGCAGCTCGAACGGATCAAAGTGGAAATGTGATGAGTGGATGGAATTTAGCTGAAGGCGGAAGAGCTGGTTTAAAATGGGGAGGAGGTCCGGAGGAAATACAAGATGATCTATCTACTTTCGAATTTATGCAAGATCAAGGAGTTCCTTATGGTGAAATGGCTTCGGCTGTTGATCCTATGGATGCATTAAATGATATGTCTATGAACGTTTATGGAAGACCTTTACATGAATTAACACCAGAGGAATATCAAATACTTATTGACATGGCGAACGACCAAGCCGCAGCACCAGCTGATGGGTTAGCGAGTCTTGTATAATGGCAAAAATTACTCAAGCTTTAACCCGTGCTAGTGCTGAATACGATCAACGAACATTTCAATCTCTTGTAAGAGATCTGGACGCAGTTATTAATAAACTTAATACTTCTTTTCAAGATGAACTTAGACAGGAGATGGAAGCACAGGCTTTCTTTGTAGATTAGTGGCAGTTATCAATCAATATAAATTTCATGGTAAATATGTAGATGCAGCAGAAACAGGAACGTTACTCAGTCCTCTTATCTCTGAGACTATTATTATAAAATCTTTAAGAGTAACTAATAAATCAGGATCTAATACTCCTACATTGACTCTTAAAAACAATGGTGTTTCCATTCTTTGGGCTACCTCTCTGGATGCAGCAACAACGGTAGAACTTTTATCTCTTCCATTAGTAGTGGAAGGCAACACGACTTTAACTTATACCACGGTGGGAACTGTCACTGATGGAGTAGTTATTGGAATTTCATACTTAAACATTAAAAAGGAGGTTACGGTATAATGAGAATCCTTAAACCAGCAAAAGTTACTACGACTA